CTTCGCCGGGCCTTCTCCATCGTCGTGGCGTCTGATCGCGTCGAGGGGCCGCTGATCGACCTTGTGACGCGTCACGACGATGGAGAAGGCCCGGCGAAGACGCCGGCGGAGCGCAAGCGGGAACAGCGCGAACGTGACGCGGCGGCCGGAGTTGTGGAGTTGAAGGTGAGAATTGGCCCGGCCGAGGCGGCACAATTGGCTGAAGGCCTTGAATTCCGGGCCTTTGGCGGCGAGCCGTATACCGCAACCGAGTACCTGCTGACGCTGATCCGTCGTGACCACGAATTGCTGCAGCAGCAGCGCGAAGTTGTGGAAAGTAAAATCTGCGCGGCCTGCCGAAAGCCCATGCCACGGGGCTGCGGCGGGGTTTGGGCGGGTGAATTGTCTTGCGTGTTACCGCAACTTGAGCGGGCTTTGTGGCTGTGACCCTGGCCCAAAAAGCGAAGGGTTGACAGGGTTGTGGTTTAACAGGATTACTGTTTTTTACAGGAAGGGTGTTTACATGCGTGAGCTTTTCCCCTAGTCTTTGCTCCATTGTGGTGTTTTTGCGCCACCCGCGACATGAGTGCAGACCTCCCTTTAACCCCCGGCCCACCAAGGCCGGGGGTTTTTTTATGCCTATTCCCCGTGATTTCGGGAGAAAAAACGAGATGACGAACATGCCCCCAGAAAAAGACCCGACTTTCTGGGTCATTGTTGCTGCTGCACTCAAGGATCACGGCTTTGTTGGCTTGATCGCCTTCGTCCTGAGCTATCTGCGGATCCTCTACGACGATAAAGAGCCACGATGGGATCGCCAGTTGTTGGAGGCGGCCTTGGGTGGCGTTCTCACGTTCCTGGTTGGTATCGGCGCTGAGAAGTTTGGCCTCGGTGGTGGTTGGTCATACGGCTTTGCCGGTGTGGTCAGCGTCCTCGGGGTTGAGCAGGTGCGGCAGTTCGGGCGCCGTGTGGCTGAGCGCAAGGCGGAGACGCTGTGATGTTCCGGCCGCTGCGGCTGGTTCTGGTTGTTCTGGTGGCGTTCGCCGTTTCGGCGCATGTCGATTGTCGAGAGTCCAAGGCCTGCACCGTGCCGGCCGTTACGCATAACGAGGGGTTCAAGTGAGCGATTCGAAACCGAGTAAAACCCTTTTTCTGGTTGTTGACAGTCTGGGCGGTCGCACGGCTGTGACGGCTGAGCGCATGTGGGCTGAAGAAGATCGGGTGGATTTTGCTGATGACAACAAATTGGTGGCCACCTTCAGCAAGCCGAGTTCGGTGGTCGCTACCACTGCGGGCGCAGTGTCGCGATCTGTCGAGTTGAAGCCGGGAATGGCTGTTCGGGCTATCCGGCCGCGCTGGGGGTTCCTTGACTGGATGCTGTTCGGCGCGGTAGTCGCTAATGCGGTGCTGATGGCTTATGACCAGTTTGTGGTTGGTGGATAGCGCGAGTGCTGAAAACGTAATCGTCACGGTTTCGAGGGGGCTGCATGTTCAAGGTCGGTTTCGGATTGGACTCAGCCCCCGCCCTGTGGGAGCTGGACGACATCATGCGTCGGCAGGTGCCGTTCGCCCAGGCGCTGACGGCGACCCGGCTGGCACAGCGGGTCAAGAAAGGCATGTTGCCGGTGATGAAGGCGCGGCTTGACCGGCCGACCCCGACCACCATGAACAGCCTGTTTGTGAAAGCGGCCACCAAGGCCAAGGCCGCTGAGGTCTATTTCAAGGATTCATGGGCATCGGGCGTGCCGGCTGATGCCTACCTACAGCAGGCCGTCGCTGGTGGCCTGCGACCGCACAAGCGGTTTGAAAAGGCACTGATCGCTCGCGGCATCATGCAGTCGAGTGAGTACGCGGTGCCCACTGCGCCGTTCATGAACCAATACGGCAACGTCTCGCGCGGCACCATGACCAAGATCCTTTCCGGTCTGCGCGCTGCCGAGACGCGTTCCGGGTATCAGGCCAATGCTACGGGTAGCAAGCGCAGCAAGGCCAAGGGCAATGCTGCGCGGTTCTTCTCGGGTGAGGTTGATGGTGCGCGGGGTGTGTGGGAGCGCGTGTCGATGGGCATGGGTGATGCGGTGCGGCCGGTCTTTATCTTCAGTGCCTCGGCCCCGCGTTACCGCACCATTTTTCCGTTCTTCAAGATCGGCGAGAACATCGTGAAGGCGAACCACGCGGCCGAGTTTGCCCAGGCATTCGCTGAGGCGCAGGCAACGGCCCGCTGAATGGGCGCCGAGAGGTCGAAATGTTGAAAAAAAGTCGGTTTTCGTGCGGTTTTCGCTTGACAGGCGGCGCCGGGGCGTTTTTCGAAAGGTACTCCCGGACCCCACCCCCATAGGGGGTAATTCGGGCCCCGCTCATTCGCTACGTATGACCCTTTCCTAGAGGTTGGTTGTTGTTATGTCTTCGAAGATCACCACGATCACGCGACAGCCGGGCTGGCTGAACAAGAAGAACATGGCCGACAGCCTCGGAATCTCCGTGCAGGCCTTTGAAAAATGGGGTGTCACGCCCATCGCGAAGATCGGCCGCGAGTCGTTTTATGACGTCCGTTCGGTGCTGGACAATCGCCTTCAGCACCAAGCCGGCAAGCAACAACTTGGCGGTGACATCCCCGACCCGCTGATTGCCTACAAGATCGATTGCGAGCGTCTGCGCTTGCTCACGGAGCAGGCCGACGCCCAAGCGCGCAAAAACAAGATCGGCGAAAAGGAGGTGGCGCCGGTTCCGTTCATGACCTTCGCGCTGGCACACCTGTCGGCGCAACTGGCTTCAACCCTCAACACCGTGCACAAGAACGTCAAGCGCAAGCACCCCGATATCAGCGCTCGGCATCTGGAGGCGGTAGAAAGCGAAATCGCCGTTACGCGTAACGCTGCCGCTGGGTTGGCCGATCGCATACCGGAGCTTTTGAATGAATTCCTCTCAACCTTGGATGAGGTCGCTGGTTGAGGCTGTCCGCCGTGGGCTGAAAAGCCTGGAGGTCGACCCGCCCATGACGGCTGTGGAATGGGCCGACAAATACTTCTACATGTCGTCGGAATCGTCCTACGGGGAAGGCAAGTGGACGACTGAGTTTTTCCAAGTGGCGTTGTTGAACGCCATGGGTAACGACCTGATCCACGAACTGAACCTGCCGAAGTCGGCGCGGATCGGTTACACCAAGATGCTGATGGCGAACATCGCCTACAAGCTCAAGCACAAGAAACGCAGCATTTGCATGTGGAGCCCGACGGACGACGACGCCAAGGGCATCATGAAAAAGCACGTCGACCCGATGATCCGCGACGTGCCGCTGATCAGAGCCATGGCGCCCTGGTTCGGCAAGAAACACAAGGACAACACCGAAGACCAAAAGACCTTCGAAAACCGCAAGGTGCTGTGGTGGCTGGGCGGCAAGGCGGCGGGCAACTACCGCGAGAAAAGCCCGGACGAGGTCGGTTACGACGAACTGTCGAGCTTCGATGCGGATATCAACCACGAAGGGTCGCCGACGTTCTTGGGCGACAAGCGTCTGGAAGGTGCGACCTTTCCGAAGTCGATTCGCGGCTCGACGCCCAAGCTGGCGGGTAGCTGCCAGATCACCCGGGCCGCCGAGGAATCGGCCTACCTGCTGCGTTTTCATATCCGCTGTCCGCACTGCAACACGGAACAGACGCTGAAGTGGGGCGGCAAGGACGAGCCGTTTGGCCTCAAGTGGTCGAAGGACGAGCGCGGCGAAGTCGACAAGGCCTGGTATCTGTGCGAATCGGGCAACGGCTGCACCTTCGAACACCACGAAATGATCGAGGCCGGCCCGGCCGGGCGCTACATCTGCGAAAAAACCGGCGTGTGGACGCGCGACAGCATGGAATGGTTCGGCCCGGATGACGCGCCGATTCCGGCCCCGCGCCGTCTGACGTTCCATATCTGGACGATCTATTCCACGTTTACGACCTGGGTGAAGATCGCCGACGAGCGGGTCAAGGCCGGCAAGGATCGGGGCAAGCTGAAAACCTTCGTCAACACGACGTTGGGCGAGCCCTGGGAAGAGGATCTGACCGAGAAGGTCGATTGGGAGCTGTTGCACGCGCGGCGCGAGGTCTACGCCTCGGAGGTGCCAGCGCGCGCCGTTGTGCTGACGGGCGGGATCGACACGCAGGACGACCGTTACGAGCTGCGGGTGTGGGCTTGGGGGGCTGGCGAGGAATCATGGTTGGTTTATCGCCGTGTGCTGTACGGCGATCCATCCAGTGCGGTTCTAAAGCGCAAAGTCGGGCTTGAGCTGCACCGCATGTTCACCCGTGCCGATGGTGCGGTGATGCGGGTCGAGCGTTGGTGCTGGGACTCCGGCGGCCACCACTCGGACGACGTCCGGGCCGAAAGTCGCAAGCATGGCGTGCATTGGGTGATCCCGATTTTCGGGGCCAGCGTGTACGGCAAGCCGATTGCGAGCTTCCCGCGCCGCAAGGAAAAGAAGTCCAAAACCTACTTGACCGAAGTGGGCACGGACAACGCCAAAGAGGTGATCTACAACCGCCTCAAGCTACAGCCGGACGGCAATCGTCCGGTGCCGGGTCTGGTGCATTTCCCTGCCGACGACCGGATCTGCGACGGCGACGAGCTGAAACAGCTCACCAGTGAAACCAAAAAGTGGGTCATGGCCCGAGGACGCCGTGTGCTGCGCTGGGATGCCAGCAAGCGGCGCAACGAGGCGCTCGACTGCTTTGTGTACGCCTTGGCGGCGCTGCGCATCAGTCAGGAAAAGTTCGGCCTCGATCTGGAGTATCTGGCCCGCCAGAACCCGGAAACCGGCGTTTGGGAAGTGCCGGACGATTCCGAAGAAACAGACGAAGCGGACGAGATGGACGAGCCGGCGGCGCCGGTGATTGCGCCGCCTTCACCACCCGACCCGAGCCCGGCGCCTGCGCCGGTTCCGACCCAACCAGACCACCAGCCTGCCGCCGGCGGCTGGATTGATACAGGAGCAAGCGCATGGCTGTCTTAAGTACGCAGGACATGGTGAATAAATACCTGCAAGCCGAAGCGGACGTGCTGGACGGCAAAGTGGTGCAGTTCAACGGCCGCCGCGTGGAAATGGTGGATCTGCCGGCCATCACCAAGGGTCGGCAGGAGTGGGAGCGCCGACTGGCGCAGGAGCGGGCGGCGGCACAAGGCGGGAGGCGTCCGGGTTATTCCCTGGCGGCGTTCGAGTGAGTGGCATGAATCTGCTGGACAAGGCGCTGGCCCCATTGTTTCCGGGCGTGGTCGCTGAGCGCCTGCGGGCGCGGAACGTGATCATGGCTTTCGAAGCCGCCAACGTTTCGCGCACGCACAAGGCCAAAAAGCAACGGGGCAGTGCGAACGCCTCGCTCAATCGCACGCTGAAATCCATGCGCGAGCAGTCGCGAAAACTGGACGAAGACCACGACCTTGTCACCGGGTTGTTTGACCGTCTGGAAGAGCGGGTGGTGGGTGGGGCCGGCATTGCGGTCGAGCCGATCCCTATGGGCTACGACGGCACGGTGCATGCGGTGCTTGCCGCACGAATCAAGGCGCTGTGGGGCGAATGGTCGCTCAGTCCGGAAACCTCCGGCGAGCTGAGTCGGCCGCAGATGGAGCGGCTGGTGTGTCGCACCTGGCTGCGCGATGGCGAGGCCTTGGCGCAGATGCTGATGGGCAAGGTGGCCGGTTACGACCACCTGCACGGCGTCCCGTTTGCCCTGGAGCTGCTGGAGCCGGATTACCTGCCCATTGAGTACACCGATCTGTCCAAGGACATCGTTCAGGGCGTCGAGCGTAACGCGTGGCGCCGGGTGCGGGCCTATCACCTGCTGAAGACCCACCCGGGCGACCTGGGCGGCAATCTGGCGCAGAAGACCAAGCGCGTGCCGGTCGAGCAGATGATTCACATTGCGCACCGCAAGCGCATCGGTCAGAACCGGGGGCAGCCGCTGCTGCACGCGGTAATTACCCGGCTGGCCGACGTCAAGGACTACGAGGAAAGCGAGCGGGTCGCGGCGCGCATCAGTGCGGCGTTGGCCATGTACATCAAGAAGGGGGCGCCGGAAGACTTTGTACCGGCGCCGGCGGGCGAAACCCGGGCTGAACGCACGTTTCCCATTGCTCCGGGCATCGTGGTTGACACGCTGTTGCCCGGCGAAGACGTCGGGATGATCGAAAGCAACCGGCCCAATACCTTTCTGGAGGGGTTTCGCAACAGCCAGCTTAAGGCGGTCGCGGCCGGTACGCGGGGCACGTTCTCCAGTGTGGCGCGTAGCTACGACGGCACCTACTCGGCGCAGCGTCAGGAACTGGTCGAGGGTCAGCTGGGTTACGACCTGCTGCAGCACGAATTCATCGACTACTGGTGCCGCCCGGTTTATCGCGCGTGGCTGCGCATGGCGATCATGAGCGGCCAGTTGGTGGTGCCGCCGGACGTTGATCCGCGCTCGGTCTACGGCGCGGTTTATCAAGGTCCGGTGATGCCGTGGATCAACCCGGTGCATGAGGCCACGGCCTGGAACCTGCTGGTTGAATCCGGTTTTGCCGACGAGGCCGAGGTGGCCCGCTCGCGTCAGCGTAACCCTTCAGAACTCAAGGCTTCGCGCATCGCTGAGGTGGCCGCGAACCGTGAGGCCGGGCTGGTGTTCAGCTCGGACTACTTCCACAAAATCTACGGGAAGAATCAGCCCAATGATGACGAAAAGAAACGAGCCGCTGATGCGGCCACAGGGCTCGACCCAAGCCAAGACTGAGCCGGGCGGGTCGCAAAGTTGGTATCAGATCCGCGGGGCCGCTTCTGGCGGTGTCGTTGACCTGATGCTGTACGGCGATATCGGCGCGTGGGGCATTTCAGCCGCGCAGTTTGCCCGGGATTTGAAAGCCCTCGGTGACGTGTCACAGATCAACCTTCACGTTCATTCCCCCGGCGGGGACGTGTTCGAAGGCATGGCGATTTACAACCTGCTGAAGAACCACCCGGCGCGGGTGGAAGGCACGGTCGATGGTCTGGCCGCGTCGATGGGCAGTGTGGTGCTGATGGCCTCGGACGTGATCCGTATCCCGTCCAACGCGATGATCATGGTGCACAAGCCATGGGGCATTCAGGGCGGTGACGCCGAGGAAATGCGCCGTTATGCCGACCTGCTCGATCAGGTCGAGGATTCACTGGTGGCGGCCTACACCGGCAAGACCGGTTTGTCGGTGGACGAGGTCAAGGCCTTGCTCGCGGCTGAAACCTGGATGACCGGCGCCGAGGCGGTCGAGCGGGGGTTCGCTGACGAGCTGGTCGAGTCGTTGGACACCTTCGCCAAACTCAATTCACAACGTATGCAGGATTTCCAAAACATGCCAGCAGCTCTCAAACCCCTGTTCGACCCGCGCGGTTCGGTAAATCCGCCGGCGCCAAACCAGCCACCGGCGCCTAACGCGCTGACCCCTGACCAGATCATGGCGCAGGGCGCAGTGGCCGAAGCGGCACGCCGCACGGCGATCAATGCGGCCTTTGCCCCGTTCGCGGCCGGCGGCGTGCATAACGATCTACTCAATACCTGTCTGAATGATCTGTCCTGCACCGTGGAAAGCGCCAATGCCAAGCTGCTGGCTGCCATCGGTGCGCAGACCACCCCGACCAACAGCACTCGGCATCAGGGCCATATCACCAACGGCAATCTGGTCGGTGATTCCGTGCGCGCCTCGCTGTACGGTCGCCTGCAGCTGGAAGACAACCAAGCGGACAACGCTTACAACCACATGACCTTGCGCGAACTGGCCCGCGCGTCTCTGGCCGATCGCAACATTGGTGTGGCAACCCTGCGCCCGATGGACATGGTCGGTCTGGCGTTTACCCACGATGCCAGCGACTTCGGCAACATCCTGCTCGATGCCTCGCACCGTTCGTTGCTGGCTGGCTGGGAAGACGCCGAGGAAACCTATCACCTGTGGACCCGCCAAGGCCGCTTGAGCGACTTTAAGGTGGCCAACCGTGTCGGTCTGGGTTCGTTCTCGACCTTGCGCGAAGTGCGTCCGGGGGCTGAATACAAGTACATCACCCTCGGCGACACGGGCGAAACGATCCGTCTGGCGACCTACGGCGAAATCTTCAGCATCAACCGTCAGGCGATCATCAACGACGACCTCGACGCGCTGAGCGCTGTTCCGCGCCTGATGGGCGCCGCAGCCCGCGCGACCATCGGTGATCTGGTGTACGACACCCTGATCAACAACGGCAAGATGAAGGACGGCAAACCGCTGTTCGACGCCTCGCGCAAAAACCTGTTCACCGGTGCCAACTCGGCGCTGTCGATCGCGGCCATGAGCGCGGCCAAAACCGCCATGGCGTTGCAGAAGGGCAAGCCGGCCAAAGAAGGCGAGAAAACCCGCACGCTGAATGTGCGTCCCGCGTTCCTGCTGTGCCCGGTGGCGCTGGAAGATCAGGCCAATCAGTTGATCCGCTCGACGTCGGTGCCGACCGCCCAGGTCAACGCCGGAGTGGTCAACCCGATTCAGAACTTCGCCCAGGTGATCGGCGAGCCGCGCCTTGACGACAATTCGTCGACGGCCTGGTATCTGGCCGCCAAGCAAGGCGCGGACACCATCGAAGTGGCGTACCTGGACGGTGTTGATGTGCCGTACATCGACCAGATGGAAGGCTTCACCAGCGACGGTATCGCCACCAAGGTGCGGATCGACGCCGGTGTCTCCGCGCTCGATGCGCGCGGCCTGAACAAATCCGCCGGCGCTTAACGCGTCACCCACCCCAATAGCCCCGCCAAGTGCGGGGTTTGTTGTTTCTGGATAGGAGAAAATGGCCATGGCCACGAATCATGTAAGCAGTGGTGAAACCGTTACGCTGCCGGCTCCCACCGGTGGATCTGTCGCCGGCATTCCGCAGGTGATCAACGATCTGGCGGTGATCCCGCTAAGTTCCGGCCCCAAGGGCACGATCATCGTTTACCGCCTCTGCGGCGTCTGGAATGTCCCAGCGGATGCGGCGCTGAAAGCCGGCATGAAAGCCAGCGTCAAAGCGGGCGCCCTGGTGCCGGCCGGCACCGCTGACTCGTTCCCGTTCGGCAAGATGCAGTCTGATGCCGTCGGTGGTTATGCCGACGTGCTGATTGTTCAGTAATGCCGGTCGCTCGTTTTCGAGCCTTGGCTGATCGCACCGACGCGCTGCTGGTGGCGCGTCTGGGCGATCCGGCGATTCTGGCCGATGGCCGCACGGTCTACGGCGATTTTGTCTCGCCCTTTGTCGGGGCCGACCTCGGCGGCAAGAGTGGCGCCATGAAGCTGGGGTCGGCGATCAATGCCGATGCAGTGCTTGAGCCGGGCCTGACCGTGCGAACGGTCGACGTGCCGGATGTCAAAAAAGGCGACTTCTTGACCATCGATCTGCCGAAGCATATGGGCGGTGGCCGTTACAAGGTCGTCCGTCCGGAGCCTGACGGCGCGGGCATGGTCAAGCTGGTGTTGGGGGTGAGCAGTGAGCGAACTGACGACATTACATGAGGCCATCACGCGCACGGTGAAAGCGGCCATGCCGCAGGTTCTGCATGTCGAAGAGTTCCCCGAGCTGGGCGATGAAGTCCAAGTGCCGGCGCTGCTGTATGGGCTGACGGATCTGACCTTGGGCGAGGATCGCGGCACGGGTCAGACGGCGCTGATTGGCCGGTTTCAGTCGTGCATTCTGATCGACGCCACGCGTCCAAAAGCATCGCTGCAGGCGGCCATTCTGGCCTCGCAATTGGTTGTGACTCTGCGCTATCAGATGTGGGGGCTGGATTTTGTCGTGGGGCCGCCTGAGAACGTCCACGCGCAGCCCGAGGCGCCGGAAAAGGACTTTGAACAGTTCGTCATGTGGTCGGTGCAGTGGACGCAGGCGTTTGAAATCGGAACGCTTGAATGGCCATGGCCGGACGAGCCGCCGGGAACGTTGAAGTTTGGTTTCAATGACGATCCGGCATCGGAGTTTTTCGCGCCGGAGGATCTGCTGTGAGTGCCCTGGCGCTGGCCGAACATGACCGCATGATCGCGGCCATGCTGATGCCGTGCGTGGTGGTCGGGGTGGATCTGGCGGCGCCGGCGGTGAAGGTGTCAAACGGCGAGTGGACCAGTACCTGGGTGCGCTGGCACAGCCTCGCCGCCGGCAAGGCCCGCCACTGGCGCGCGCCGAGCCTTGGCGAGCAAGGGGTGTTGTTCAACCCCAGCGGCCAAGCGGGCATGGGCACCTTCGTTCCGGGGCTGTACGGCAATGCCGGCGCCCAGCCGGACAACCGCGACCACGTCGAGGTCTGGGATTTCGACGACGGTGCGCGGCTGGTCTACGACTGGCAGGCCCATAGCTACACCATCACGCTGCCCACCGGCACGGTGACCATCAAGGTCGGCGCGTCGGAGGTGGTGGTGACGGATGACGTGGTGCGGGTGAAGTCGGGAACGATCAGCCTTGAGGGCACTGTGAACATCAAAGGTCCGGTCAATATCGACGGGCCGTTACGCGTAACGGGCGACATCGGTGCCACCGGCAACATCATGGCGGCCGGCAACAGCGACAACCACCACACGCATTAATCAATCATCCAGCCCGCCGTGAGCGGGCTTTTTTGTGCCCGGAGAAACCCATGGCCAAAGCAACCGCTAAACCCGAGGGCGATCAGTCGCCGGCGGCAAATCTGTTGAAGTTTCGCGACACCGTTTTCACCTCGCGCACCCTGTGCATTCCTGGCACTGAGCGCACGCTGGCGGTGGTCAAGGCCACGGTCGAGGTGGAGGCCGACGACGCGCAGGCGCTGGCTTTCCTGCAAGGCAACGCCGAATTCGTCGCCCTGGAGTAACCCTGAATGATCGGAATGGATCGCCACACCGGGCAACCCATCTCCGGCATCCAGCACCTGCTTCAGTCCCTGCAGGTGATTCTCAGCACGCCGCTGGGCTCGCGCCGTGAGCGCCCGGAGTTCGGCAGCAAGTTGCGCAGTTACGTGGACTTGCCGGTTAACGAAGGCTGGAAAAGCGCGGTGCAGGCGGAAGCTGCGCGCGTGATCGAGCGTTGGGAGCCCCGGGTAAAGCTCAAGAGCGTGCGCGTGTTATCGGTGCTGGGCGGGAAAATCAATTTCACCATTGCCGGCGAATACGAAGGCGATAGCTTCACGGGCGAGGTGAGCGCATGAGTATTGTGGATCTGTCGGCGCTGCCGGCGCCGGATGTCTTGGAGCCGCTGGACTTCGAAGTCACTTTTCAAGAGGGCTTGAGCGTCTTTCGGGCGGGCATGGGGGACAACTGGACGGCCAACCTGGAAAGTGATCCGGTGGTCATGCAGTTGGAGGTGGCGGCCTATCAGAAGATGGGCAACCGGGCCCGGGTGAATGATGGCGCCAAGGCGCTGCTGTTGGCCTACGCGACCGGTACAGACCTCGACCAGCTCGCGGCTAACGTCAATCTGGAACGTCTGGTGATTCAGGCCGAGGATCTGACGGCGGTGCCGCCGGTGCCCAAGGTCATGGAAGAACACGATGCCCTGCGCGAGCGCATCCAGTTGGCCTATGAGGGCCTGACCACGGCCGGGCCGCGTAACAGCTACATCCTGCACACGCGTAACGCCTCGGGGCTGGTGGCGGATGCTTCGGCGGAATCGCCGGCGCCGTGCGACGTTACGGTAACGGTGTTGAGTCTGGAGGGCGATGGGCGCGGCGTGGCCAGTCCTGAGTTGCTGGCCACCGTTCGGGAGAAGCTGAACGAAGAGGACGTGCGACCACTGACTGACCGGGTCAAGGTGCAAAGCGCGGAAATCCTCGACTACCAGATTAACGCCGTCCTGCACATGGTCGGCAGTGGTCCGGAAACGGACGCCAGTCTGGTCGAGGCTAAGCGGCGTTTGGCGGCCTGGATCAATCCACGCAAGCGGCTGGGGGTTGAGGTGGCCCGCTCGGCGGTGGATGCCCAATTGCACATTGCCGGCGTTTCCCGGGTCGAGTTGATCGATTGGGTTGACCTCAAGCCAACCGAGGCGCAGGCGGCGTTCTGCACGGGTTACACGGTGACGATGGCGGGGGCGACATGAAAAGTCTGCTGCCGAGCAATAGCACCCAGCTGGAACGGGCCATTGAGGCGGCTTTCTACGAGCGCACCATTGTGCCGCTGCGCACGTTGTACAACCCGGACACCTGTCCGGTTCACCTGCTGCCGTATCTGGCCTGGGCGTGGTCGGTCGACCGCTGGGACTATCGGTGGTCGGAGGCGGTCAAGCGTTCGGCCATCAAGGCGTCTTTCTACATCCACAAGCACAAGGGCACCCGAGGCGCGTTGCGTCGGGTGGTCGAGCCGTTGGGCTACCTGATCGAAATCCTCGAATGGTTCGACATGGTGCCCCAGGGCGTGCCCGGCACGTTCTCGCTGAAGGTCGGCGTACAGGACGCCGGCATTTCTGAGGAGATGTATCAGGAGCTGACCCGCCTGATCGATGACGCCAAGCCGGTTTCGCGGCACATGATCGGCCTCGATATCACGTTGGAAACCCGCCTCGACGAATTCGTAGGGTTCGCGGTGTACGACGGCGACGAGATCGATGTTTACCCCTGGAGCAATCCAGACATTGACGTGGTGGTTCAAGGTAGCCACGGCGTCAGCGAATACACCCTCGACGAATTGGACGTGTACCCCAATGGTTGATAAGAACTCTATTTTTGGCGGCATGCTGACGGCGCTGGGCGCTGCCAAGAAAACCAACTGCGACGCGCTGGGCATCCCGTGGGAGCCGCGCTACATGCTGATCGGTGATGCGAACGGCACCGATCCCGTGCCCAGCCCCTCGCAGACCAGGCTGGTCAATCAGGTCTACCGCGCGCAGCTCAATCAGTTGCGGGTGTCGCCGACGGACGCCAATGTCCTGATCGCCGAACTGGTGCTGCCGCCGGAGGTAGGCGGCTGGTGGATCCGCGAGCTGGCTCTGGAAGACAAGGACGGCGTGTTCTGCGCGGTGGCCAACGCGGCGCCGAGCTACAAGCCGTTATTGGCGCAGGGCTCGGGGCGCAATCAGGTGGTGCGGATGCACATCATCACCAGTGGCACGTCGAACATTCAGTTGAAGATTGACCCGTCGGTGGTGCTGGCCACGCGGGGCTATGTCGACGACCTGTTCACCGGCCTGTTGCCACCCAACAAGCCCGTCGGCACCTACACCAAATGCACGTTCAATAATCGTGGTGTGTTCGTGTCGGGGGAAAACCCGACCACGCTGGCCGGGTTCGGCATTACCGATACCTACACCAAGACGCAGATCGAGGCGATGATTGCCCAGGCCTCGGCATTGCCGGTGGGTGCGACAGTCGCGTTTCCGCTGGACAAGGTCGCGCCCGGGTTTCTGGAGTTGGACGGCAGCGTCAAGAGCATTGCCGTCTATCCCGATCTGGCGGCGTTCCTCGGTACGGCTTTCAACAAGGGCAATGAAGGCGCCGGCAATTTCCGCTTGCCGGATTCGCGCGGCGAGTTCCTGCGCGGCTGGGATCATGGACGCGGGGTAGATGTTGGCCGAGCTATTGGGAGTAGCCAGCTGGGGCAGGTGGAGTCTCACGATCACGCTACGCGTTCGGGATTGGGCATTACTGGCTCTGGTAGTAATGCGTTGGTAGCGCATGCAAACACGACAGTCGGGACTCCGCTGTCGACTGGCGCGATGTCCTTTTATGGTGGGAATGAAACCCGCCCGCGCAACTTGGCGGTGATGTGGTGCATCAAGGCCTGGAACGCGCCCATCAATCAGGGAAACATCGACATTGCCGCGCTCGCGGCGCTGGCGACACAAGCCACGGAGGTCAAGCTAGGCACGGCCAAGATCGCCACGCAGGCACTGACCGATACGGGCGACGATGACGCTACGATCGTGACGCCGAAAAAACTGAGGTTTGGTTTTGCGGTGAATCGCAGCGCGAACGGCTATATCGCTCTCCCAAGCTGGCTCGGTGGTCTGATCATTCAATGGGGGGCGAAAGCTGCTTCAGCGACGGCGGGAAACAATCCCGTGGTGTTCCCTACGGCTTTTCCTAATGCTTGCTTCGGTGTGACCCTGGGTTTCTGGCTGACATCCACGGCTAATTACTACATGACTGGCGTCAATAGCCAAACCTTGACCGGGTTCAATATCTACAACCCGCAACCCGCTACGTTGGTGCATAACTGGTTTGCCATTGGCTACTAAGGAGGCTAGGTATGTTTTCTTCGCAACAGACACGCGGGTTTTATGATCCTGCAATTCATTCCGCCATGCCGCCTGACGCGGTAGAGATTTCCGCCAAGTATCATGCCGAGCTGATGGCGGGTCAGTCGGATGGCATGTTGATTGAGTGGGGGAGCGATGGCCTGCCGGTATTAATCGAGCCGCAATTGCCCAGCCATGATGAGTTGGCCGCTGTAGAGCGTATGTGGCGCGATGCTCAATTGACTATGACCGATCCATTGGTTTCCAGGCACCGTGATGAGATTGAGGCAGGTGGTTCGACCTCAATCACGACCGAACAATATGCCGAGCTGCAAACGTACCGCCGACTGTTGCGCGACTGGCCCCAAGGCTCGCAGTTTCCGCTCGTCGAACATCGCCCGATTGCGCCGCCCTCGTTGGCCGAACAGACCCAATAAACGCCCCGCACTGACGGGGCGTTTTCTTTTCCGTTACGCGTAACACGAACACCCCAAACGGCCTCGCTCACGCGGGGCTTTTTCGTTTCTGGAGATTGAGCCTAATGACTTTCTTTCACGGCATCACGACCACGCTGGTCGACACCGGCGCGCGCACCATCTCGCTGCCGTCGTCCTCGATCATTGGTCTGTGCGACACCTTCACCCCGGGCGTTCTCGGTGGCGGCACGGCCAAGGCCGGCGAACTGATCCTGCTCACGTCGGAGCGTGAAGCCATTGCGGCGTTTGGTGCTGACTCAGCGATCACCAAGGCCGCCCAGGCCATCTACGTGCGCACCAAAGCGGTAATCGTCGCCGTCGGCGTGGCGAAGCTGGAAGACCCGGCCCTGCAAACCTCGGCGATCATCGGCGGCGTACTAGTGGGCGGTCAGCGTACCGGCCTGCAGGCGCTGCTCGATGGCAAGAGCAAACACAACGTGCAGCCCAAGCTGCTGATTGCGCCGAAACATTCCGCCACTCAGGCCGTGGCTACGGCCATGGATGCGCTGGCCGCCAAGCTGCGCGCCATTGCCATCATCGACGGCCCGAACACCACCGACGAGGCCGCACTGGCCTACGCCCAGGAGTTCGGCAGCAAGCGCCTGTACATGGTGGATCCGGGCGTGCAGTTCTGGGACACCGAGCAGAGCAAGACGGTCGACGCGCCGGCCTCGGCGTGGATGGCGGGTTTGTTCGCCTGGACGGATTCGCAGTACGGCTACTGGGCCTCGCCATCGAACAAAGAGTTCGTGGGCATCACCGGCACCTCGCGGCCGATCGAGTACCTGGACGGCGACGAAACCTGCCGGGCCAACCTGCTCAACAACGCCAATATCACCACCATCATTCGCGATGGCGGGTATCGCGCGTGGGGCAACCGCACGCTGTCGAGCGATGCGAAATGGGCGTTCGTCACCCGCGTGCGCACCTGCGACATCCTCATGGATGCGGTGCAGGCCGGGCACAAGTGGGCGGTCGACCGCTCGATCACCAAGACCTACGTCAAGGACGTGACCGAAGGCCTGAACGCGTTCATGCGTGATCAGAAGAACGCCGGCGCGATCATCAATTTCGAAGTCTATCCCGACGACGAGATGACCACGGCCAGCCAGATCATGCAGGGCAAGGTGTATTGGCGCATTCGCTTCACCGACGTGCCGCCGGCCGAGAACCCGAATTTCCTCTTTGAAGTCACCGACCAATGGGCGACTGAAGTCCTTGAAATCGCCTAAGGAGGCGCACCGATGATCCCTCAAGTATTGCGAAACATGGCGCTGTTTTCGGACGGCGTCAGCTTCGCCGGCGAAGTGCCGACCGTGACCCTGCCCAAGCTGACGCGCAAGGTCGAGGACTATCAAGGCGGCGGCATGGCCGGCCCGATTGAAATCGCCGTGGGTCTGGAAAAGATGGAGGCGGCGTTTACCACCAACGGCGTGCGCCGCGAGTCGCTGAAGCTGTTCGGCCTGTCTGACCAGACGGCGGCCAATCTGGTGTTCCGTGGCGCATTCGGCGATCTGAGGGGCCGTGTTGTGCCGGTGATCGTCACCCTGCGCGGCGGCGTGAAAGAAATCGATCCGGGCGACTGGAAAGCGGCCACGGTGGCCGAAATCAAGCACGCCGTGACGGTCACCTACTACAAGCTCGAAATCGACGGTCGTGTGATGTTCGAAGTCGATCCACTCAACATGATTCTGGTGGTCGACGGCGTCGACCAACTCGCCGCCGAACGTTCGGCCCTCGGCCTTTAAGGACTAAAAATGACTCAAGCAAACGCAAGCAAACCGGTTCCGTCGTGGCTGGTCGTGAGTGATTCCCATGTCGTCGTCACCCTGAAGGGCTCGGTGCTGATCGGCGGTGTGGCGGTGGACAAGTTGACCCTGCGCGCCCCGACCGTGCGCGACGAGCGCGCCGCGTCGGCGGTGGCCAATGGCGACAGCGAGAAATACGAACTGCATCTGCTGTGCAGTCTGGCGCAGGTGACCGAGCCCGAGCTGATGACGCTGTCGGTGCGCAACTACAAGCGCCTCATGGCGGGCTATTTTCGCCTGGATGAAGAGGACGAGCTTTAACCCCGGGACGCAGAAGGTCGCGGCCAAACGCTTGGCGAAAGAGACGGGTTTCTCTGCCGCCGAGATTGAGGCCATGACCTTTGACCGGATGCTGTGGTGGCTCACGGATTGAGCCGCCTTTGAATCGGCGAAAGTAGGACACGCACATGGCGAATAAACTCGCGCTGGGCCTGGTCATTGGCGCGGCGATCAGCTCGACGGTGGGGGCGGCGTTCAAGGACGTCGGCGGCCGGATCAAGAAGCTGGAAGAGACGGGCAAAAAGGCCCGGGTCTTGGAAAAGACCATTGGCGACACCATCCGCCTGCGCGAAGAGTGGATGAAGGCGCACCGGGATGGTGAGAAGGGCGCCGACAAGTTGCGCGCGCGCCTGGAGGCCAATCTGGCCGCCCTGAAGAAAAACGGCGTGGAGGTGCGCAACCTCGGCAAGGCTTACACGCAGATGGGCAAGATGGCCCGGGGCGCCGAGCTGTCGGCCAAGGGCCATATGCAGCTCGATGCCGGCAAGCAGGAGTTGCGCAGCAGCATCGGCCGGGCCACTGCTGCGACGGCGATGGCGGCCATTCCGACCAAGGTCAGCGCGGACTATGGCGCGATCATTCGTGACATCGCGATCAAGGCCAACATTGCCAACACGCCGGAAGAGGCGCAGCTGTCCAAAACCGTGGTCGACACTTCGCGGGATACCGGCATGGCGCGCAACGACGTGGCCGAGCTGGTCAACGCTCTGGTGGGTGCCGGCATGGAGCTGGACAAGGCGCTGGCCTACGCACCGACGGCGGCCAAGTTCGCCGTGGGCAGGGATCGGAAGGCACGGAAAACGGCCAAGATGATCAACGCCCTGGGGCAGAACGCCAAAATCACCGACCCCGTGGTGATGCAAAAGGCGCTTGAGGCCATCGCCTACCAAGGGCAGGCGGGCAGTTTTGAAGCGGTCGACATGGCCAAGTGGTTCCCCGAGCTGCTGGCCGGTATGGGCAAACTCGGCATCACCGGCATGGACTCGGTGACGCAGTTGGGCGCCATGCTGCAGGTGCAGATGAAGACCGCCGGCGGTTCGGACGAGGCGGCGAACAACCTCAAGAACTGGATGGAAAAGATCGGCTCCGGCGAGACGGTGAAGGCCTACGAGAAGGCCGGCATCGACTACAAGGGATCGATGCAGACCGGCCTGCAGAATGGCAAGTCGACGCTTGAGTCGAGTTTTGCCCTGGCCCAAAAGTACATCGAAGCGACCGACCCGAAACGGGCCGCCGAGATGGCCAAGGCGACGGCGGCGATCAGCCAGGAGGCCGACCCCGAGAAAGCCAAGGCCATGATCGACTCGCTGGAAAAGGCCTTGCGCACCGGTGACCTGTTCGCCGACATGCAGGTCAAGGCGGCGTTGACGGCGTACATGCAGAACAAGGATCTGTACGAGCAACTGAAAAAGGATTCGGGCAGCGCGGCCGGGATCCTCGACAAGAACCTTGCCGAGCGGCGGGAAACGTCGGCGCAGAAATGGGCCGAGATGGGCCACAGCCTGGACGACTCGATGCGGGCCGTGGGTGATGCGATTCGCCCGGTCACGGACGCGGTGGCCGACGGCCTCACGAAAGCGACCGGCAGTCTGGCCCGGTTGGCCGAAGAGTCGCCACGGCTGGTGACGGCGCTGGGGTTGGCCGGTGCGGCTGTGGCCGGGCTGTCCACGGCCTGGAGTGGCCTGAAGATGGCCCGGGGCCTGATGAACATCGGCCGGGGCTCGTTGATGGGTAACCCCAACATTCCGCAAAAGGTGATCGTGACCAACATGGGCGCCGGTGGGCTCGGCGGCGGGCTGGATGCCGGCGACCTCGATGCCGGCGGTGACGGCAAGAAGGGCGGCCGGGGCCGGGGTGGCATTCCACCCGAGCGCAGTCGGGCCTCGCAGATTGGCGAGGGTATGAAGGGGCCGGCGGTTCTGGCAGTGGCTAACGCGGCGTTCAAGGCCTATGACACCTACGAGAACGCCGAGACGCAGGACGAGAAGGCCGAGGGTTATGGCGAGGCGGCGGGCGGTCTGGCGGGCACGCTGGCGGGTGCGGCGGCCGGTGCCGCCATCGGAACGGCGGTGCCGATCATCGGCAACATTGTCGGCGGCCTGATCGGTGGTTACCTCGGTTACATGGGGGGCGATGCGGCGGGCGGCTTCCTGGGCAAGAAACTGTTCGGTACTGACGAGTCGTTGAAGAAGGTCCCGGATGCCGGGCCGCTGATGATGGCCAACGCCGGCAAGGACATCAAACCGGTGATGGGCGATATCGCCAAGTCGTTCGCCGCGCCGGCCGCGCCTTTGATGATGGCGCGACCGGGGGCGGCGCCGGCCGACAAGTCGCCGCAGGTGGGCGATGTCGGCCGGGCGATGATGCTGCCGCCGGCCAGTGCCGACGCCAAGGCCGGACCGCTGGCCAAGCCGACCGAGCCCGCGCCGGTGAAAGTCGATTCGAAGGTGGACATTCAGGCGCCGTTCAACCTGACCGTGCAGGGCGACGTGCAGGACGCCAATGCGCTCTACAACAAGCTCAAGCCGATGCTCGATCAGCACTATCGCGACCTCGCCAAGCAGCAGGAAGCGAACAAGCTGTTCGATGCGCCGCACGTTTAATCAGGAGGGTTCATGGAAGCATTGGGGCAATTGCAGTCGGGGCTCAAGTACTTGACCGCCGCCGGCGAAACCGGCCGGCGCAGCCTGGACGGCATGATGGGGCCGGTGAATGGCGCGATCGGGGAAATCACCGGCGCGGCGTCCGAGCTGGAGGGGTTGCCCATCGTCGGCCCGGCCGTCGGGGCCAAGCTTCATCGGCTCATGCGCGGGGTGAATGCGGCCCAGGCGCAGGTCGGTCGGGTGGTGTCGATGTACAGCACCGCGACCCGGGCGGTGGCGCAGATCGACGAGCGCCTGGGCGTGCTGAAGGAACAGGCCGGCAAGGCCGCCACGGCGATCAACAAGATCGCCGGCAAGGCCAGTCCGGCGTTGGCCAACATCCTGCCCACCGGCGCTTTCGCCACGGATCAGACGCCGGCGCCGGAGGCGGTCAAACCGTTTCCGCACCTGCTGATCATCCAGCCGCGCGACCCGAAAGCGGCGCCGTATTTCTTCAACCTGGACACGGCCGCCTTTGACGAGCTGAGGCGCACGACCGAATTCCGCTGGGCCTCGCAAGAGCGCCTTTCGCGGCGGCCGGCGCAGCAGGCGGTGGGCATGGGCGACGAGAAAATCACCTTGAAAGGGGTGATCTTTCCGGGTCTTAAGGGAGGTCTTAAGCAGCTCGACACCCTGCGCGCGCTGGGCGCCCAGCTACAGCCGCTGACCCTAACCACCGGTTATGGCGACGTGCTGGGGACGTGGTGCCTGAAAAGTCTGGATGACGATCAGGGCGCGTTTATGGCGGGCGGGATCCCGCGCAAGCAGTCTTTTAACCTGGAGTTTGTGCGCTATGGCGACGACATGCAGAACATCTGACGGGGATCTGCTGGACACCATCTGTCACAACTATTACGGCGACCTGGCCGGGGTGGTCGAGGCGGTGCTGGATGCCAATCAGGGGCTGGCCGACGAGGAACAGCCCTACCGCGCCGGCGTGCTGATCGTGCTGCCGGATCTACCGGCCGCCGTGTCTGAAGAGGTCGCACTCTGGGACTGAGCCCGTCCGGAGTGTCGCCGGCACCCCATCGCGTTACGCGTAACGCGCCATCTACTAAGCCCGCCCTGTGCGGGCTTTCTTTTGGAAGTAATCCATGACCCCGCGATTTCGTATTGTGGCCGACGGCAGCGACATCACGGCGCTGCTGAATGACCGGCTTTTGCAGTTGAGCGTCACCGACAAGACCGGGATGGAGTCGGACGAATTCGAGCTGCGCCTCGACGACCGCGACGGAGCGATTGTGCTGCCCAAGCGCGGCGCCGGGATCGAGATATACCTGGGCTATGCCGAAACCAAACTGACCCGGCTGGGCCGCTATGTGGTCGACGAAATCACCGTGTCCGGCCCGCCCGATACGCTGGTGATCAAGGGCAAGGCCAGCGACATGCGCGGCAGTGGCAAGACCGTGCGCAGCGGGAGCTGGGACAACGTGCCGCTGTCAAAGATCGTCGCCGACGTCGCGGCGCGCAACGGCTGGGAGCCGGTCTGTCCGGTCAATACGAAGGTGGTCCGGGCCGACCAGCTCAACGAGTCCGATTTTCATTTCATCACGCGGCTGGCCAAGCAATACGACTGCACGGCCAAAGTGGCCGACGGCAAGTTGCTGGTCATGCCGCGTCAGGGTGGCCAGACCGCGAGCGGCAAGGCCTTCGCGCCGGTGGTGATCACGCGCGCCGATGTCAGCCGCTGGCAATTCAGTCTTGGCGACCGCAACACCCACAAGGCGGTTGGGGCCAAGCATCAGGACAAGAAGACCGGCCAGCTCGCCGTCGTCTCCCTGGAGAACGACGACGCCCCGGCCGGCCTGCCGGCGGTGCATACCGACCGGCATATTCACCCGAACAAGACGGCGGCCGAAGCGGCGGTCAAGGCGCGTTTGGCAGCGTTCAACCGCTCCACTGCCGGCGTGCGCCTGGAAATGGAGGGCCGCACCGACATTTTTGCCGAGCGCTCGGTGATCGTCCAAGGCTTCAAGGTCGGGCTCGATGGCGAGTATCTGGCCGACTCGGTGGAGCAGACCTACACCCAAGCCGGTTGGTCGACCACCGTTGAATGTAACGGCGGCAAGAACGGCAAAGCCAAGGCCAAAGGCAAGAAGGCCAAAAAGGAGAAGAAGCCGGTCAAGGTCGTGAGCCTCGCGTAACCCGCAGTAGAACCCCATCAGCCGCCGAGTGCGGCTTTTTCATGTCTGGAGTTTGGTATGTCCATCAATCAGCAGCAGTTGCTGCAAATCCTCCCCAACGCCCGCCCCGTCGCGGGCGTTTTTGTGTCCGCACTCGGCCCGGCCATGGCGCGCTTTGGCATCACGTCGCCGGTGCGGCAGGCCGCGTTTATCGCGCAGTGCGGGCACGAGTCGCAGCACCTGACCAAGCTATTGGAAAGCCTCTACTACCGGGACGCCGAGCGCGTCGCGCGGCTGTTCAAGTCGGGTTTCGATGACAACCGTAACGGCCGAGTAGATCCGGCCGAGATCGAGGCCGCTAAGGCCTATCTGTGCAACTCGGAAAAGCTGGCCAATCGCGTCTATGCCGATCGCATGGGCAACGGCCCCGAGGCCTCGGGTGATGGCTACCGCTATCGAGGTCGCGGCCTGATCCAGATCACCGGCCGCGATAACTACCGTCTGTGCGGCCAGGCGCTCGGTTTGCCGTTGCTCGATCGCCCCGAGCTGCTGGAGCAGCCGGAATATGCCGCGCTGTCGGCGGCCTGGTACTGGTGGGATCGAGGCCTTAACGATCTGGCCGACGCGGGGTTGTTCGACGGTATCACTCGGAAAATCAACGTGGCCAGCGCCGGGCAGGCGGAGCGCCGCGAGCTGTGGGCCAAGGCCAAGGCGGTGCTATGTCAATCCTCGATCTGATTCCGGCGCCGGTGCGGCCGTGGGCGGTGGCCCTGGTACTGCTGTCGATCGCCGGCGCCGGCGCTGCCGGCAGTTGGGTGGTTCAGGACTGGCGTTACGGTAACGCGCTGGCCGAGCAGGCCCGCCAGTCCGCCGACGTGGCCAAGGTGGCCGCTGAAGCGATGGTGGCCGCCCTGGTGATCGAGCAGGACAAGCGCCGGGCGCTGGAAGGCCGCCTGAAGGACAACGATGAAACCCATTACAAGGATCTATCCGATGCACAGAAAGCTCAGCAACGCCTGTCTGATCGCCTTGCCACTGCTGATGTCCGGTTGTCAGTCCTACTCGCCGCCATCCCCGCCGCCGGCGGTTCGGGTGGGATGCCAGCCACCACCGGCGCCGGCGGCGTGGTTCATGCGAGCGCAAGAGCCGAACTTGACCCAGCGCATGCTCAAAGAATTGTCAGCATCACCGGCGATGGTGATCGAGGATTGATCGCGCTGCAGGCTTGTCAGGCCTACGCAAAAGAAGTGTCAGCACCGAAGTAGAAAAGAGCGGCCGGAGTGGATGCGTCAACATTCAGCCCGGCCGCCGTCCCCGCAGAATCTCCCTGCAAGTCCAGCCAAGGCTCTTACTCCGTGCACGAAGCGCGGCGAGCCTAGCACCTGTCTATTCATGCAGCAAAGGAACTTGCTTTTTAATGTCCTCCCCCATCATCCCTTGGATGGGCGGCAAGCGCCGCCTAGCCGACCGTCTTATTCCGCTTTTCCCTCCCCATGAGTGTTACGTCGAAGTCTTCGCCGGCGGCGCCGCGCTCTACTTCATGCGTCCCCAGCCGTCGCGGGTTGAAGTTCTCAACGACATCAACGGCGAGCTGGTGACGCTGTACCGCGTCGTGCAGAACCATCTGGAAGAGTTCGTGCGCCAGTTCAAGTGGGCGCTCAGCTCGCGGCAGATCTTCGAATGGCAGAAGATGACCCGGCCCGAGACGCTGACCGACATCCAGCGCGCCGCGCGCTTTTTCTACCTGCAGCACCACGCGTTCGCCGGCAAGGTGTCCGGGCAGACCTTCGGCACCGCCACGACGGCGCCGCCGATCAACCTGCTGCGGATTGAGGAAAATCTGTCGGCCGCGTGGCAACGCCTGTCTGGCACCTACGTCGAGAACCTGCCGTGGCTGGAGTGCGCCGAGCGCTACGACCGGCCGCATACCTTCCACTACATGGATCCGCCTTACTGGCAGACCGCCGGCTATGGCGTGGATTTTCCTTTCGAAAACTACGAGCGGATGGCGGACTTTATGCGCCGCTGCAAAGGCAAGGTGATGGTCAGCATCAACGATCACCCGGACATCCGGCGGGTGTTTGCGGGCTTCCACTTCGAAACCTTGGACATCCGCTATACCACGGCCAACCAGCGGCAAGGGCAGGCCGAGGTTACGGGCGAGCTGGTGATTATGAATTGGGAGCCGGCGGCGCTGGGAGGGTTGTTCTAGCAAGGGCTGTTAGCCGATACGACCGCCGGTCGGTTGGTCATATCGCTGAAACCTTTTGATTGGCAAGGGATTGGGGGCTACTATCCGGGCTGATTTGCTAGCCGATGGCTGGCCAGCCCAGTGACATTGATCCGGCGTCGAGTGACGATCGGAAGAAACTTTTAAACAGTTTTGATGTTCAAGCCGGATTGCCTTTGCTATCCTTTCGGCGTCCGGCACGTAGCCGAAAGACAAGAATTTTAGGAAATACAAGGGCTTAGAAAAAAGAAAACCCCCGAGGCCGGCAAGCCTTGGGGGTTCTCGGTGATCGTTCCCAAAACTTCTGGAAGACCGCGACAAGGTCAGAGTTTAGTGGACGGTTCCCTTCGAAGCAAGCCCGTTGCTTAGGGGAAAGCAGCATGTCCGCCATGACGGCCGATGCTGGCCCGCAGCCATTGAGCTGGGGCCGCAAGATTTACAAGTACCCGGGGTTACACCTCGGAACCGGCAATCGCTGTGGGCACGACCCGCAGGCTTTGGCTGTCGATCGCCTCGATCTGCACGACCCTCGCGGCGGGCATTGGCCGAAACTGATCCAAGCCGGCATCAAGCGTATTCAGGCGTACTTCGATAACGCCGCTGCCCTGCCGCCGCTGGCGCACCTCTCCAAGAAAAAGAACAAAGACGGCACCCTGCGCCAGAACCGCAGCGAAGCGCGCGAAGCTCAGGCGCTGGTGACGTCGGTGATCTTTACCTACCTCGACCTCAAATCGTTGCGCGTGGGCTACTACACCAATACCGGCGCCTTCGTCAGCATCACGTTTCTGGAAATCGCGCGGCGTTGCGGCATGACGTGCGAAATCAAGGATCGCGAGAATGAGGGCGAGTTGAAAGAGGTGCCAACGTCACGCTTCTGGCGCGCGGTGCGCGACCTCAAAGAGGCCGGCGTTATCCGCGTATTCGAGCAGTACGAGGAAAGAGACGCGGGCAAACGTGCGCTGACGGCGATCAAGACCTTTAGCGAGAAGTTCCTGCGCCTGATTACCGGCTGGAGCCCCAAACGCGTCGAAAATGCGCGCAAGCGCGCCCATGGGCGGGTTGGCGGGTTCTTGCTCGGCGCGATCGAGGCGGGCGTTGAGAACGTCAATCAGCGCAAGCATCTGATCAAAGAGATTCAGTCGGCCAACGTGAAGCGCGAGCTGTTCGGTTCCACTACCGCCAAGAACCGTCAGCCGGACAGCGGCGGCTCCCGCCAGTCCGTCGAAATCGCGCTGCGCGAGGAACACGCCGCGCTTGAGGTTCAGGTGCTGGCCAGCATCACAGCCGCCCTGGGGCGTGCGCCGCGCGGCTTTGAACAGCTCAGGCTGCAAGCACAGCATGGGTGGCTCAGTTACGACGACTTTGTCCGTCGACGGCTTGGCGGCGACAGCTAGCCCGCCACTCTCCCGCCTTACCAATCACATCCCCCTGACCGCCAGGGCGCCACGCTATGGGCGCTTTCTGGCGGTTTTGCGTTCATCCCTCCGCCATCCCCTGCCGATTCCGTCAAAGCGCTCGCAAACGCGCCCGGCGGCCTCCTATTTCACCGCAATGCGCACCCTCCGGCCGGCTTTCGGCGAGGCGAGGCGCGCGGAGTGAAAATTAAGTCACACCCCCAAAATATTAAGTCACCCAAGAGTTGCGTTAAGTAGGTGTTGGTCTTTCCCGCAATACAACCAGAGAAACATGGCCAGCCTACGGCTGTCCTAAATATGCCTCGGCAAGCCGAGAACGGTTTATAGGGCTGGTGCTACGCCCCAGCCACACCGGGGCTACTCGCCCCTACCCAGGCATGGGCCTGCGGCCCCTGCACCCGCATGGCAACAGCTCGGTGTCGCTGCCGCCGCCGTTTCGTCAGTGAGGCGCCTTCCAGTCGCTGTGGCCCGCGCTAACTTTGGCTCCCGACACTGACACCGCGTAGCGGTCCTTCGCTCCTTCACGCGCCGCCTACGGCTGGCCTGTCGCGCAAGCGCTCCGGCTAACAGTGAGGGGGGTGGGGTCGCGGTCGACGGCAGCTCTTTAATCGCGGTCGCCTGTTCGAACGATGGGCGCGCAGGCCGGGACCAGCGGGGCGGTCGGTTGCGGCCGGCTGAGCCTTTGCGCGCGCTGCAAAACCTCAAGCACGGTCGGGCTTTCTGAATCGCCATAAAGAATTAAAAAGATATTGTTTTAATATTAAAAAAGGTTGATTTAAGTAGTTCCGCTGGGCAATATGATTGCCATCAACCATCACGTCCGGAAGCCGCCCATGAGCAATGCACAAACTCAAACCCGCGCCCAGCAAGTTGCCGGCGTCATTCTCGATCAGCTCGGCGCCCGCCGTTTCATGGTGATGACCGGCGCCCGCGAGCTGGTGGCCACGGCCGAAGGCCTGCAATTCAAGCTGCCGGCGTGCTTCGCGCGGGGCGGCGTCAACATGATTCGCGTCGAACTCAATGCCATGGACACTTACGACGTGATCGCCGGCCGCTGGGCGCGCCTCGACTTCAAGGAAAAGGCCCGCGAGGACGGGGTGTATGGCGAGGATCTGCAACGCGCCTTCACCCGCCTGACCGGTCTGGATACCCACCTTTAAGGAAGCCTGCCCCGGCGCACGCCGGGGCCTGCCAAGGAGCGCCCGAGATGGCCCGCAAAAAAGCCCCCATTGCCTACGTCCCGCTGGAAGAGCGTCCCGAGTTCATCGCCGCCATGGCCGCCTTGCCGGACGATCCGGCCGAGCTGGAGGTGCGCGCCGAGCGTGTGTTGCACCTCTACCATGACGCCATGTTGGCCGCCGACGTGCAGGCGCTGGACGACGCGCAACTGGTCTATGAGGCGTGCGTGATCAAGCTCAACGGCGGCAGCAACTTCGGTTCGGCGGTGGTGCAGGACGCGCTCAAGGCCAAGCTCGCCGCGCCGGCTGGGCAGGTGCCCCGGTGGGAGCAGGCCGGCGAGTTTCTGCTGGAGGTCGAGGGCATGCGCATGGTGGTCAAGATGTGCCCGGGCCGGCTGTCCAACCACTGCGGCGCCGAGCTGCACGCGGTGGATTTTGATAAGCCGTTTGTCAGCCGCACCGGCTACCGCCATCAATACATGCGTCCGGCCGATCACGTCGGCCGCACGGTGGATCAAGCGGTGCGCGCCGAGGTGCTGGATAATCTGGCCCGCGAAGGCTGGGCCGCGACCATCGATCAGGAACACGGCCAGCCGAAAGACCGCAAGGTCTGGCCGTGGCTGGCCGATGCGCTGGCCGGGGTGCGCCCGGACGGGCAGCTGGCGATGTTCGGCGAGGCGCCGAAAGACCCCAGCGCCAAAAAGCCCTTGAGCAACAAGGAGCGGCAGAAGGCGTTCCGCGCCCGGCAACGCGAGCTGAAAGAGCAGCAGGCGGCCGCCGGCGTGCAGACCATCACCCTGACGCACACTGAGCGCTGCGTGCTGAGCTTGGGCCTGTTGGCCCATGAGGATCTGGATCACCGCCCGGCCGATTGGGCAACCAGCAAGAAACCCGGGTTTGACGCGCTGCTGGCCAAGCTCTGGCCGGAAGGCGACAACGGCCGTTACCTGGCCGAGCCCAAGCGCAGTACCTACCGCCCGACCGCGTTCCTGCGCGATGAGCTGGAGCGGCAGCGCGGCATGGTGCAGCGGCTGGAGCAGTACACCCGCGACTTGCGCGCCGAGCTGGAGCAGCTGAAAGACGAAAACGCCCTGCTCGAAAGCGAGCGCAACGAAGCGCACACCGCGATCAAGACCTGGGAAGACCGCTTGCGCAACGCCGGGCTGTCGACCGACTATCGCCGGCAGCCGGGGGAATAACGCCGTGTTACCCGTAACGAGCCCTAAAGGATCGAGCATGGACGATGACGCGCAGCGCCGGGCGGTACTGGCGCACTGGCGCCTGAGCCCGCGCGAGCAGATGCAGCAGCATGCCGGGCGCGAACTGGCGCCGCCGGCGCCGCGCGACCCGCGCTGGCAGTTGTGCGCCGAGCGCCTGCCGGAGCGGGCCGGGCGGCAGGTCTATCAGGTGTACAGCGCCTGGGACCACGCGCTGGTCTGCTGCCGCTTCGGCGGTGACGACTGGTGGTTGCGGGTCGGTGAAGGTGGTTTGCAGTCCGGCGTGGTGGCCTGGCGCGAAGTCGGGCCGGGCGAGCCGCTGCGGCGCTCGGTGACCCGCGCCGAATACACCGAACTGACCTGGCGCCTGCGCGTGTTGCGGCACAAACCGGCCTTTACCCCTCACGAATTCAACTGACAGGAATCCCCAGCATGCTGACCGCCGTCCATCCTGCCGCCGTGGCCTTCGCCATCGAGGCCGACACGCTGTTGCACCGCATCCGCATGCTGAGGGGGGGGCTGGATCTGGCCCCGATCCGCGAGTGGGCCAACGCCCAGGCGCAGGCCGACACCGAACACAACGCGCTGCATTATCTTGAGCAGGCGTATCGCGCCGTGGTGGCCGGTGAGCCGCTGCCGTGGTTGCCGGCGACGGCCGCTGTTACCCGTAACGAATTCAACTGACAGGAATCCCCCGCCATGCCGACCGAACCGCGTTACCCGCTGGCCCTGACCCTGGCCCAGCTCAATGACCTGATCACCCGGCTGGACGCGTCGGCGGCCAGCGAGGCCAACCCGGACGCGCCGGTGTTTGCCTTGCTCGATCTGGCGCGCTCGCTGCGCAAACAGACGCTGCTCGACGAACAGGCGCAGGCCGCGTGCCCGCACGACTACAACGAATTCACCCCGGGCAGCTATTGCGTCAAGTGCGGCGCCCCGGAGCCGTCCGTTACCCGTAACGAACCGACCTAACAGGAATCCCCGCCATGCCCCTGCCGACCCTCGCCGAGCTGAGCGCGTGCCCACACTGCGGATCTGACGAGTTCTATGTGCGCTACACCTACAGCGGCAAGGGCATCTATGCCCGGCGCTATGACGGTGTGACCGATGGCGTCGACAACACGGGCATGTATGACCGCCTGTGCATGACGCCGGGCAAGCGGGCCTTTTGTGTCGACTGCCATAAGCCGGTGGCCCGCTACGCGGGCGAGCGCGAATAACGACCCTGAATCAATGGTGGGGAAATCCCACCTTTTACCCGACGAGAAAGGAACCCCCACCCCATGAGCAATAACGTACGCCTGCGTCGCCAGTCCATCGACAACCCCGACACCGTGGAACGTGCGCGCAAGCGCATTGCGGCGGTGGCCGAGGCTGAAAACCTGGACTTTATGCGCGAAGACACGGCCGTGGCCCAAGGCTGGATCGGCGCCTTGCACGTCGAAGGCCTGTTGAGCAAAGAGCTTTACGAAGTGCTGGATGCCGAGCTGGACAAGGCCGTGGCCGAATGGGACGACGTGATCGAGTAAGCGCGTTACGAATAACGTGTGCTATGTGAAATGACCCCCGTCATATGAAGGTATGGCGGGGGTCTTTTTTTATGTCCGGGAACATCACTTTTGCATAAAGTGATGTATCATTTTTAGGTAAAGTGATTTTACGCACACACCGCCACTCACTCGCAAAAGGAAGGACGCCCATGCCCTGTTATCACATCCAC